CGCGACGGATAATAATTCCGCAACCGGACTTTTTATCTGACAACTTCGGATGGGCAAAAAGGAATAATGGGGATGTGATATTGCCGAAATACGGGGTCGGCGAGGTCGTGGCCGTGGCGCAAAGTTACGAACAGGCAGGCATCCAGTCTTGGGCTTACCTCTCGCGTCCCGAAATCGATGGATATCAGATTATTTCAACGCACAAAGGTTGGCGCAATAAAATGTACGTTAGCGCCGACCTGATGCCCCACCAAATCCGCATCACGGGAATCCGCTGCGAGCGGTTGCAGGATATTTCGGACGAGGAGTGCGTAAAGGAAGGAGTGCGTGTAGGTTCGCAAGCATTAGAATACCCATACTATTTTATAGACACAAAACAATTTTTGATCTGTGATTATAAATCACCCAGGCGAGCCTTCGCCGCACTAATCGACAAGGTGTCCGGCCGTGGAACGTGGGATCGGAACCCGTGGGTGGTGGCTTACGAATTTGAATTGGTGAAATGAGCGATTTGATCTGTCAAATAGTCACCCGTAAAATATATGCTTACGTGGCTGAGATATATGGGACGCCCACGTTTTGGGACGACAAGTGGTGTCTTATGGTTTATGTACTATGGCGGGATAATGGGTGCCCAATACGCGAAGGAATGATATTAAAGTTCGACACTAAAGAAGAGGCGGAACGGGTGAAAATCGGGACGATAGCAAAGGATAAAACACTTTTCGAATTAGTAAAATAGCAATGAGTATGAATATATTTAAGATACGCATGGGGAAATGCTGGTGTCACGAGCACACCGCAGGCCATAGATATTTGGAGGTATGGCTATTCGGACACTTCTATGTATTATTCAAATACAGAGGGGCGTGCAAAGATTGCGACGCTCCGTTTTGAAAAAAAATAGCGAGATTCTCGCAAAATCTCGAAAAACTGAAATAACTATGGATATTCTAACCCCACACGACGGTATCACGAACGAGAAGATTTGCAAGGCGCAGATCGAAGCCGTCGAGAAGAAACAGAACGAATATAAACTGATCGGTCGGCTGACGAAGATTCCCGGCCACACCCTCTACAAGTTTAACACGACTACTCGGGAAGCCTCTAAAGTGGAAATGCGAGCTGATATAACACGCCAATACGATCCAGACACAGATACGGTTGTACGGCATATCAAATCGAATGTGAAAGTCGAAAAAAACTGTTACTACGAACAGGCGTTGAACATGAAGAACTTTATCAAACGGTTGCGCCGTCGGGGGGTCATTGGGGCTGACGAGAGTGTGAAAATTATAAAATGAGATAGCTATGAGAGAATTTGACTTATCGGCCGCCAAAGCAGGGGCGCCGGTGTGCACGAGGGACGGGGAGGAAGTGCGGATTATATGTTTTGATCGTATTTGCACCATATTCCCAATCATAGGATTACGCAGAAATGTCGACAACGAGGAATATGTTGTAACGTTCACGACTGATGGCCGCAAATTTTTCACGAGTAAGGATGGTGGAGATTTGATGATGCGCGACGACGACTACGCCGAGAAGCTGGCGCGGGGAGAGTACGGGAATCACATCCACGAAGCCACCGAAAAGGTTGATCCAACTATTAAGGAAAACTTAACAGTTGACCGGGAGTACTGGCGGAGGGTGTATGCCGGATATGTATTGGCGGGGTCGTGCGCTAGAGTAAGTCGGCTGTCTGCCGAAGGTGTCAAATTTGCTATCGCCCTCGCCGATGCCCTCCTTGAAGAGCTGGAGAAAACGGAGAAGAAATTATGAAAAAGCAATATAATGAAAGGCCTACAACCATAATAGTTTGGCTGGTCGTAATACTGGCAATAATAGTTATGATCGCCTTTACCTGAAGCAAATCGGCAATGTAAAGGGCTCCCTGATCCGGAGCCCTTTGTGTTTGTGGCGCTCTCAAGCCCCACCTTTGACACATCACTCCAAAGGTAGCAACTTATTTCGATAAAAGCAAATGGGGAGGAGGGCGGAAGGGCGGCCAACTATCGCCGACTATACGGTATGGACAAATGAACTGAGCCGGGAAGAACTGATGATAATTATACATGGCATATGCAATCATCGGATCAACCAAGCGAAGAGGAAGCTCCAGTTTTTGCGGGCGCAGCGCGACAGGCGCCGAGCCACGCGGGGTAAATACAGGGAACCGAATCCGCCTATTTCGTGGCGGAGGTTTAAAACAAAGGAAAGAGATCATATTGACGGACGGCAGCAGGAGTTGCCACTATTTTTATAGAATATGGATAGTTTGCTCATGCAAGTTATGCGGGATCGCCAATCCGACGCGATGCTATTGATTAGCGCTTCAGATTTGCGTACCTTTGCAAATGTGCTCATTCAGGAGACAGGGGATAGCGTTGCTGAAAAAACATTCAGTGCCGTGAAAGCAGCTATGGGTGATAAGATAAAGTATTGTACCCGTGGAGAGGCGTCCGAGATTTTAGGAGTGTCCTATCCGACATTGCATCGGTGGGAGAAAGAAAAGTGTCTAATCCCAGTAAGAATAGGACGAAAAGTGCTATATTTGCGTAATGAAGTGGACGCATTCAAAGCACGAGGACGCACACGAAGTTTGGGAAAATGAAGTGAAAACCTGTATTATATCGCCAAAAATAAGCCAAAAACATGAATAATAAAAATAGCAACCATCAGATTGTCAGATGATTGCTATTTTGAAATTGTAGTCCCGACGGGACTATAGGTAATATTATCTCATGAAATCATTGGGATTGCATAAAGCAACAAAAATTGGCTGCAATGGTATGTATCGGCATCTTTACGGATGTCATGAAACGACCGAAATATCACCAGATAAAGTATAAGTCGCCAAAAAGTCGCCAAAAATTATTGAAGTAATATATGGTTGTTTATATTTGCATCCGTGCAAATATAACAATTATGGCGACAATTTACTATTCACTCTCTGCCAAGGAGAATACATGCGGTTTACACGAGGTGCTGATTCGGTTTACTCACGGACGCCTTAACCAGCGTGCCAAGACCGGTATTTTCGTGCTGCCTGAATATTGGAGCGCCAAGACACAATCGGTTTCTGTTCCCCGTTTCAGGATGATGTCTCCTGCCCAACAAGAGATCGTCGAACAGGCAAACGAGGCACATTCTAAAATCTCGGCATTGACATCTTTTGTCATGCAATCGTTCATAGAGGCAGGAGCAGGGAAGGTTAGCTTGCCTCCGAGTTGGCTCAGGGATGTTATTACGCCTTATTCTGTAGGATTGTCGCAAGACAAGGATATATGGGCACACTTTGAAAGTTACGTATCCAAGAAGGGGTTTTCTGTGCGCCGTAAGATGGCATTCAATGTTCTTATGAGGGCTCTCAAACGCTACGAGTTGTACAAAAGGATTTTCGACCGCACCTTCACCCTTTCGCTGGGGATGCTAACGCCCGAGGTATTGGATGACTTTGAGGACTTTTATCGCCGGGAGCACGATATATGCGAGGAATATCCGCATATCTATGCTTTGGTGCAGGATTCGAGGATACCACACCAGCGTGGCCACAATACGGTTGTCAGCAAGATGATTCTCTTGCGGGCTTTCCTGAATTGGGCCGCAAACAATGACCTGATCCAAACTAATCCTTTCCGGAAGAAGGAGATAAAACAAGCTGTATATGGTTCCCCGATCTATATCACAATCGCCGAGCGGAACAAGCTATACCATACAAACCTATCCAGGCATCCACGACTGGCGGTACAGCGGGATATATTCGTATTCCAATGTCTCATAGGGTGTCGCGTGGGGGATTTGATAACCTTGAAACGGAGCAACGTAGTAAAAGGTGCTGTTGAGTATATCCCGCGCAAAACGAAGGAAGGCCATCCGGTGACGGTGCGTGTCCCGTTGAACAATCTTGCAAAGGAGATAATCAATAAATACGCATCCCCTGACAATGCAGTACTGCTCCCCTTTATTTCGGAGCAAAAATATAACGAGGCAATTAAAAAATGCTTTCTTGCTGCCGGATTGAAACGCATGGTAAGTGTACTCAACCCCGTCACCAGGGAGCCAGAGCAAAAACCGCTCTACCAAGTTGCGTCATCCCATATGGCGCGCCGTACTTTTATCGGGAATCTGTATAAGCAGGTCAAAGACCCTAACCTTGTGGGCTCTTTGTCGGGGCATACCGAAGGCAGCAAAGCATTTGCCCGCTACCGCGACATAGACGAGGAGATGAAAACCGATCTGGTGAAACTTCTGGAATAATCAAATCGTATTCATCAACTCGCATACGACGGCAGCGAATATGGGTGCGCAGCATTCGCTCACTTCGAGCATCGCCATCCAGTATTGGGTGTCATCTTTTTCCATGTCCATTACATTTACAACAGGTGAATTGGTGCACATCTTCCCATAGCGCCTGGTTTATTTCGCCAGTAAGGTATGCTACCTCTTCCCCGGCCATCGGCAGGCCGAGGGTAAGGGCTACATCGTCTACGAGGTGCCGCAGTTCGTGCTCAAAGCTGTTAAGAAATTCCCACGGCGAGGAGTGCATCCCTATTACGATGACACTTTGCCGATGCTCCTTGTTGGAGTAGGTGAATCCCGTATCCATTTCGCACTTCACCATATTCCCCTGTACGCGATGAAGAACCGTATCGGGGCATCCGATGTCGGTAAGGGACTTGAGTATTTTGCCCGTATAGTAGCACGTCACGGCATAATATATGCGCAACGTCCAACCATACTTGTGAATACTCAAGTCCCGAATCTTCATTTTTCCTCCCTTTTTCCGTACTTGCGCCAGTTTCGCGCCAGTCTCCTTCGTTGCGCCCGGTTGAAGCGCTTGTTCTCGAATACGTCGTTCACCGCCCCGGCCAGTTCCTGGTACTTGTCGGCAGGCAGGTTACGGACGAGCGTTGCGATATTTTTCATTCTTAAAAAAATGTTTATTTTTGTCCAATATGGAGCCTTATCAAAACCTATCTTTAGACAATTTGCCAAACGAAGAGTGGCGCAACATTCCCAATTATGAGGGATTCTATCAAGCATCTACTATGGGGCGCATAAAGAGCCTTGATAGATTAGTCAATGCAAGGAATAATCATTTACGGTCTCATCGTGGTAAAATAATCCGTCAAACACCGTATTTAAACGGCTATCTGAGCGTCATGCTATCCGTTCATGGCATACACAAGCGTTGTTCTGTGCATCGTCTATGTGCTGTGACATTTTTACCAAATATTGCCAATAAACCATGTATCGACCATATCAATACAATTATAACAGATAACCGTATTGAAAATTTACGCTGGTGTACGCTTAGTGAAAACTTGCTGAATCCCATAACTGTAAATCGTATTTCTAAGGCCAAGTCTGGTGCAAAGTGTTATTTTTATGGCAAACAATTCGGAACTCGGAAGATTCGATCCATAACTATCAATGGCGAAGAAACTGTATATCCTTCAATAATTGCCGCAACAAAGGCTGGCATATATAAATATAGAGGGATACAACAATGTCTTAGCGGTCATCAAAAAACACATAGAAATATGCGCTGGGAGTACTGTGATTAGACCATGTCCTCCCATATTATTGGAATGCCTTCCGCTATTGTCTTTGCATAGTATTCATCCATTGCTCTTGTTGGTGCGCCGTCTATATCATCAAGATAGTCTTTGACGAATTTAGCCAAGTACTGTTCATTCGGTAACGACGACCCAAGGAAGTCTGCTTTTGCCATATTTGCAACGTAACAAGCATTGTATCCTACATCGTTTTTTAATTCTACGCCATATTGTTTGAGAAGTTGGTGAACCTCGTCGTTTGAATAGGGCGTAATAGGGGTTTCTTTGCCGCTTGCATCCTTTTTCTTCATTTTGCCAACGGCGAATTCGCACATTTTCTTTGAAAAGTGCCAACCGTAATTTTCGAGATATTCCCGGAACCCTGCCGGGAAGTTTTCATGTGTATCTAACCTGTCCATATTTTTCGATTTAAAATAGGAGAGGGCACTGCGGCCCTCTCCCTCCGGTTTACCGCCTGCGATACCGCGAATAGGGGCCTGTACCCCTTACGCCACGGCGTTCGCCGTAGGCGTCGTCATACTCATACCCGCCGCGGTCATACTCGCCACGTTCGCCGTAGCCGCCACCTTGTCCGTAGCCACCACGCTCACCGTATCCGCCACGGCCTTCACGCCGGCCTTCTTCAAAGCCTTCTTCGTAGGCGCGTCGGAGCTCTCGCTCCATCTCCTCTTCGTGGCCGCCGAAGCCGCCACGGCCTTCACCTATGATTCTCCAACCCATAGTTACTTTGTTTTTGCAGGTGGTTCAGACTTGACAAGGCTCCTCAGTTCTTCCGCCGTCGGTATCTGGCTCAGCCGTTCGTTCATGTCAGCGAGCATCTTCCGCAACTCCCTGTTTTCGGCTTCGAGCTCTTTTGAACGCGCAGCTTCGGGATCGAGCTGCATCAGGATCTCATCGTAGACCTTCAGGTTGGCTTTGTGCCTGTCGAATGATTCCACGATGTCGCGGCTTGCCTGCTGTGCCTCCATGATGGTCGGTTTCAACACTTCACGTGTCGTCGCTACGGTAAGGCCGTCTTTCGAAACGATGTCCGCTTGCATAGGGACGCCCCAGGGCTCGTTGCCCTCTATCGAGATGTTGATGAATTGCGGCATCGGCGAGAATTGCCCGGGTTTTTGGGGCGGGAAATACGGTGCCGATACATCTTTTACGTTGGCTGTATAAAACTTAGGCTGTTCCCTGTTGTCGAAAACGTAGACTAAGGAGCCTTTTCTCAAGTTCTGAAACATCTTGGTTAATGATTTGTGAAAGTCAGGGAGAAGGAGTTACCTTCTCCCGTTCTTTCTGTTAATTGTTTTTTTAATTCAGACGGCACCGGTCATCAATTGCAAAGTATCGGTCTGCTTGTCATACCATATCTGGTATACCCCTGAACCCGGAATATCCGATACTGTGACATTTGCTCCGTTGTACGTCGTCAGATTCTTATTTTGCCCGTTGGTTTCAAACAGCACGGGAAGCGTTCCCGTTGTGCCGGCAGGGACTTCCTGTACCAACTCAACCAGCACGAGTCCTCGGTACCACGAATTTGCAAATGCGTGGTTGGGAAAGGAAAACACAACACCCGTGGTCTCCACTGTCACGCCCGTAGTTTTTAGTACCGGTATGCCCCTGCGGTTAACATACTGAAATGGGAATACTGCCATATTTTTGTAATTTAAGTTATTATAACTAATTTTACATCGGGATAGGTTGGAGTCATGACCAACTGATAAGGGCTTGCCAAACGTCCTTCCCTCTTTTTCTCGTTTGGCACCACTAAATTGTTTGGCAATGACAAATCGGGAATTTATAGAGAGAATTGCTCTCGAAGGAGAAGAATGGCGTATTATTGATGGTACGCTCGGCTATTTCGCGGTATCTGATTACGGTAGAGTTTCATCGCTATCCCATCGCGTGAGCGGAGGTAATAACAATAGTTGGATGACTAAACCTCGCATATTAACTCCTCGCCCAAATAGGGGAGGATATTTGAGAGTTAGACTTACATCCCTACACGGAGTCGATAAGACTGAATTAGTCCATAGGCTTGTTGCTAAAGCGTTCATCCCCAATCCTAATAACTATGCATATGTAGACCATATAGATGGGAACCGCACGAACAATGTGGCACATAATCTTCGTTGGTGCACTCGTTCAATGAACATGCTTAACCCTGTCACAAGAGAGTGTGCAGCAAAAGCACGAAGAATACCCAACAAGAGAAACAGAAAGCCAATTGTTCAAATTAAAAATGGAATATTGGTTGCAAAATATAAAACAGCATCCGAAGCCCATCAGTTACACGGATTTCACATCGGAGGAATATATGAATGTATTCGAAAGCCAACTCGCACATTGAAAGGATTTCATTGGCGCTGGCTTTCGGATTGGGAAGCCCCTTATCAGTAAGTCAAAGAACATTTCACCTATCGGCGAATAATAGCATTATCCCCAAAATCCGCCGTTCCCCCCAAAGCCAAACCCTGCACCATATCCGAGACCATATTGTGCGGCAATACACGTAGGCACACCGACAATAGGCGAATAGGGCACAGTAGCCGTTTCGGGCAGCTTGCACTTGATGTTATTCACGTCATTCTGCAAAGCCGCTACAGCGGCGTTCACGGGGGCTACAGCCTGTCCTACAACACCGGCCATGTAGGCGTTTTGGTGTTCGAGGTTGAGCTGCGTAGTCAGAGTGCTGTTCTTCTCGCGCAGGGCATCAATTTTATCCTGCAATGCAGCTGCCTGCATTTGATCCAGTTTGGAAATTATCGCTGTAGTCCCGCTTTGAGAAGTTTCGCGAATTGTGTTTTGTAAATCACAGGTCTGACGTTGTGTTTCATAGGCAACGCTACTGAATCCGCGCTCCATGCCCACATTGACGCCATTAATGGCCTGCTTCATATCACAGCAACACGCGGCGATTTGATTGCCGATCTGACAACCCATAGACTGCACGGCATTGATGATTTGCTGGCTCGACATCCCCAGCGTGCTTTGGATGTTGCACAGCGTAGACTGAATCTGCTGCGTCGAGCAGTTGAGCGACGATGCCAGCTGAGTGATCGCCGTGCCGTTTCCTTGAATTGCGTTCATGAGAAGTTCACGTCCGGCGTCACCGTTGAGCTGCGCAGGCAGACCGTTCGCGCCGTTGCCTCCGAATCCGAAGCCGTTACCGCCCCAGCAGAAGAAGAGCAGGATGATCCAGATCCACCAGCACCCGTCACCGCCCCATGCACCACGGTTGTTGTTACCGTTCATGAGTGCCGCTACGAGGTTGGGATCCATGCCCTTGTTGCCCATCATTGACGAGACGAGAGCCGCGATGTCAAGGCCGCCACCCGAGCCGCCTCCATCGAAAATATAAGTTTTATCCGAACCCATTTTTAATAATTATTGAATGATTGCCGCCCCTGTCAAGGCCGGGCGTTCACCTGTTGCAACATTGCAAAGGTGGCTGCGGGCGGCAGGCATATCAATTCATTGGGGCGCAGATGGGAGGCAACTTCTTCGCAATAAGTTCGCACTGTATTTCGAATATAGGGTGGCTGTATCGCTTGCGTTCATCGAACCCGGCGACCATCTTCTCTATGGCCCGGCGGGAGAAGCGCATCATCCGGGCGATGTCGGTGATGTACATGCCGTTTTTATGGCAGAAGTGCACGAGCATGTAACGTGCATCGACCACATCTTGAAATTTATCCTTCGAAAGGATTTGTTCTTTGGCTATTTCAGTTTCAAATGCAACACATTCGAGTATTTGTGCAAAAAGCTCCGATTTACGCATATGCTTTCCCGATTTTTTATTATAAATTTGTTATACCACTATACAAAAAGCCAACACACCGATTCAAGGAATAAGTCCTCAATGTGGTGCGTTGGCACAATCGTATAGTGGTATATGCGGGAAAGCGTTGGGGACTTTTTTATGCCCGTATCCCAAGGCCCGTTATTCGGTTACAACCGATGGGAAGTCATCCCAGTATATGTAAATCAGCTCTTCCATTGCACAGGAATGATGATGTCGTAAGTACCTGTCAGAATTGCCATAAAATAATACCTACTCCTACGCCGACCGTAGGCTGAAACCCTTGCGGCGTGTACGCCGCCCCGACCCCGGCAGTCAGGGCGAAGCGGCTTCGCCGGGTGACTACCTGCTGTCGGATGGTCGTGCGGTCGTATGTTTCTATCCAGTCGAGCGTTGGCCGCAGGTTGCCGATCCGGGGCCCGCTGACCTGTGCCCGGTAGGTGCTGTCCGAGTAGGGGCGCGTTTCCATCGCCACCTTCATCTGCACGCTGTCTGCCCCGACTTTCACAACGACGGTCTCCGTCACCGTGTCGGGCGGCGCGAAGAGCAGCACCGGCACCGAGATGTCGGCCAGGCGGTACGTGCCGGGCAGCGGTTCCGGCCGCGGATAGAACACCGTGTCGATGCGCGTTATTTCTTCGACAGCCACCGACGCGGCGCCCCGGCGGTATCCCCAGCCGAAGAGGAGCGCCCCGGCCGCAAGGGCGGCGAGCAGGTAGAGGAGCAGGCGTTTCATGCCTTTACGAACAAATCCCACCCGGCCTGCACGTCGAGCATCTTGGCCTCGACGCCGTTCTCCACAAACGACATCGCCGCCACAATGGGCACCATCACATCCCGGTTTGTCGTGGTGATTCGACTGTCGGCTGGTACGCCCGATCTTTCCGCCACGGTGCGGACATAGGCGTCCGTGTGGTTCTCCTCCGACGGGGCCCAGCGGCCGATCATCTTGCGGATCGTGTCCAGCCCGTAGTTACGCTGGTAGTTGTTCAACAGCTTGAAGGCAGCCCGATAGCCGTATGCTACCGTCGTAAACTGCGCAAAACGCTTGTCTTTCGACGGTACGACCTCGCCCTGCCAGGGATTGCCGCCCCGTGTCTTCTCGATGTTAAGCGGATTATTGTTCCGCAGCCCGCGTGGTGTCATTGCGCGATGTGTTTAGTGTACAGGATATGCCCGACCCATCCGGCCATAGCACAAACAACTCCCACGAGGATGTAACGCGGGAATACGATTCCGAGCACTACGGCCACGGCCGCAACGATGCTCCATACGATCCATTTCTTTTTCATTTGTCCTTTTGTTTTTGTTTGTAGTTTTCCAAATAGGGAATCTTTTTAATCATCTCGAACGAGAGCACATAGTACAGGAAGTCGATGTATCGGTTCTTCGGGAATATGCGGTTCAGGTTCTTGAGGATGTTGACCCCGTAGAAATATATCAGGGCATATACTGCGAGCGAGATCGCCGACATCGCCCCGTCGTGGTTGTCGATGTTGTCCCCGACGAGCAGTATCATAGCCATCAGTCCCGATATTACCGCAGCCTCGGATATGCACTTGAAAGCCTTGCGGAATATGAATCCTTCGTGCTGTACGAGCACGCCGGCGAACAGGCCCGTGAAAAAGTTCGCGGCGAATATAATCATGCAGGCCGTCAGTATGTCGTGTATGGGGGCTATGGCGTTGAACATGTACACCAGGGCACCGATCAACACCTGCCATACTTTTTCGCAGAGCCTTTCTATAAATCTCCACAATGCTTCCATAGGGTGTATTCTATTGTTCGGGCAACACGTTTGTCTGCGCCTGGGGCGCCGCTTCCGACTTCTCCAATTCTGCGATCCTCTGTTCGAGCCGTTGCAGCACCGCGGCTAAAGTTTCTCCTTCGGAAACAAGCACGGCTTCGGCTACGGTTACGGGATAGAACGGCTCGCCGTTGGGCTTGTTGGTCATATACATCTTCATTGCTCAATATTTTGAAAGTCCATAACCGTTTCTTCGGCGGCCAGCTCTTCGGCACGCCGGGCCCTCAGCTCCGCAAGGGTCTTTTCTTTCGCGTTGTACTCCGCGTTGGCCGCTTCGTACTCCTCATAATCCAGAGGATAGATAGCCCGGAAATCAAGGCCGGACTTGATGCACTTGGCTGCCCTGTCGTCGGATTTGGCCATGATCGCCCGTAATTCGAGCTGCCGCGATTCGAGGATGTCGATCTGTCGTTGTGTTTCCATGGTTCTAAATTTCCGATACCGGGCGTACAATGCAGGAGGATGGTTTCGCCATTTGATCGAGTGCCCAGTGCACATTTCCGGATTGATTGACTTTATAATAATAAAGATTACCCCGCTCGGAAGACGAGGATATATAATCCGCTTTGGTGATAATTTTCCCGGCCGCGTACAGTGTCTTGTTTACCGGATCGTAAGGCTGCGCGAATATGAGACCTTTGGCCATCAGCCACAGTTCCTCAGCCGACGGAAGCCACCATGCACCCGCTTCCAGCCCCGTAGTCATCCCCGCGACTTGCATCCCATAGGCGGCCGCAGCCGCTGCGGCCGGATAACACGGAACAGTCTTGCCGTAGAAGTCCGTCCTTGTTTTCCGGGCGAGAATGGCCGTATTGCTTTTGCCGTCCTGCAGGAACGCCCCGTAAGCCGACGGATATTGGGCCAAGTGTTCCCCGAAAAGATAGTCCCGGTAGGTCGGATAGGCCGCAACCAGCGCCGGGTTGTCGGTTTGGGTGAAAACGCTCTCTCGGATGATCGTCGAGCTGCCCGGCAGGATGTCGGTTCCCGTCGTGCCGTTCTCTCTGTAGTACTCCAGAAACGCATCGTTGTCGCATCCGGCCAGTTGTGAGTCAGCGCCATTTCTGCGGCGTACGTTGACCGTCGTGTTTTGGGGTATAATGGCAGTGGTGGTCTGGTAATCGACATCTTCCGCATGCTTGGTAAGCGTGCAGCCCGAAGCGGATATTTTTTTATGGCCTTCGGTTGTGGACCACGCATTGCACTCCATGACAATGGCATTCAGCTCGTCCGACGCCGTGGCTTTCCATGAATACTCCACTATTTTTGTGTTGGCGTTGATCTGCGCCGCGATACTTGCGAGAGTTGCCCCGGCGGGATAGGTGAACTCTAAATCCGAGGTGTGAATATGCAGCGTAAAACTGCCGCCCGAAGAGAGATCGAAGCCCGAAAGTTTCACTTCGTACGCCACTGCCCACTTGTAAAAATCCAGATGGCGCAGGGCGACGATGCGCACCCGCTCGCCCCGGCGTCCGTAGACCACGGCCATCGGAACGAGTTCCGGCGGCAGCCGGTCGTAAAGCAGTGTCGCGCCCTTGACGAACTTCAGCGTGCCGTCCGTTTTGTCGAAGACCGCAAGATCGCCGGCATCCGCGGCATCCTGGTCGACAACGACGTTCACGCCGTCGTAGATGAGCGCCCCGTCGTCCTCGATGTATGATACCGCCGACTGCGTGTCCTTGCGGTTCTTGTCGGCCGTGTAACCCGCCTTGTTGGCGTATTTGTTGACTTGTGACATGTTGTATGTAGTTTAAGCGTTCTTCCAGTCCGACACCGCGCCGTTACCCACGGAGTGGTAGACCGCGTTGTTCTTCGTATCGACATAGAACTGTCCCGCGCGGTCGGGGGCTTTCGTCGGCGCACCCTCGCCCATGACGACGAGGTTGTTGTCGCCCCACACGCCCAGTTTTTTCACCTGCAACTCCGGGATCAGCACTTTGCCCGAGAGCATTTCCATGAGCAGCCTTTCGAGGTGCGTCACGCGCGCTTCGAGCGTGCAATCCGAGTGCGCGATAACCGAAATTTCGCTGAACGAAGCATCCGACCACGGCGTGAGCTTGTGCCTGGACAAGAAGTCGGCATCGGTGATCTCCGGCCCCGTCGTGTAGTAGGTGTTGCCCAGCAGCGTGACGTCGACCTGTGTGAAGGGAGCACCGCCCTCCACGTCGGGCATGTAGAGCGCTTTGGTTCCGTCGAGCGACAGCAGGCGGCAGCCGATGATCTCGACGGCCATATTTTTCGCTGCAGCATCGGTGCTTGCGTGGATGGTGGCCGCGCCCGTCGAAGTGCCTACGTGCGTGTCGCTGACGCACTCGCAGCCGTCTAACCGAATGGTCTGGTTGTCGGCAAGGCCCGCGCCGACGGGTGAATGGCACGTACTGAAGAGTTTGCAGTTCCGTATCGTCGTGAAATATCGCTCAGATGCGGCAAAGACCGAATCGACATGTACGCAGTAGCAGGCTTGGTGACCGCCGGCGCTGGCGTCCGTATAACTCTCGTCGTTCAGGCAGTTGACGGTCATGTTGGCGATGGTGCATTCGCCGCCCGCCTCGATGATCTTGGCGCGGTTCACGGAGTTGTTCTCATACGAGACGATGACGCCGTCGCGGCTCTCGCCGATAAGCGATATGCGGTTCGCCCCCTTGTTGATGATCGCATACGGGTAACCCATCGCCACATTCTTCGGGGCCTCGTGATCGTAAAGGCCGTTGCGGATAAACACCGTAACCGCGTTGTTCACGACATCGAAGGCGTCCCTTGCGAAGTCGCACGCCTGCGCGACCGAGAAGAAATGCCCCGTCCCGCCCTCGTCCACGGTGAAGGAGTCCGTGTCGAAGTTTTTCAGCGTGGCCCGGCTCTCGGCATCGCACCATGCGTCATAGTTATTGAGCGTGACGATCAAATCCTCGATGGTGACCTTCTGGCCGATATTGGTGGCTGCGGATATGCTGGTGCCCACATTCAGCCCTCCCGCTACCGACGCCGCCTTGCCGCGGTAGTAGATTTCGTAGGTGCGGTCTGCCTTGAGGACGAACCAGCGGCCCCGCTGGTCGAGATTGTCCGAATAGGTAATGATCCGCAAAGAGCACTCTTTGTCCACGCGCAGCTTCATGCGCACGAAAATAAAGTCCGAAGCTGCGACCGGGATGCGGCTGGTCAGGGAGAAGTTCGACGTCACGCCTGACTGCGTAGGCGTAACGACCATGCTCCGATCCGTGATGTCCGAGCCCGTATTGTTATAATAGCTCTTCGTAAAGTCCTTGAGGATGTAGGCTACGTGGTCTTTGTAGCCTAATTCAGTATTCAATTCTTCCGAAGTCACATATCCGGAATCATTTTCCAGTTCGGACAGTTTCGTGGGAAGCTCCGTGCGGTCGGCCTTGCCCTGAATCATCTCCTGCAATGCAAGTGTCAACTTGTCCCAGGATACGGTGTTGTTGAGCAGGGAGGCGCGGATTTCGGAGCCTTCGACCGTAACCTGTATCTCGGAACCGATAGAGCCGACATATACTTTCACGAAGTCAGAAACCGGGATGGAGGATATGGAGCCGTCGGCATTTACGAACTCGATAGATTGGGTATCCTCGTTGTAATGCAGCCCCATCATCTCGATAGGCAGGTCGATGATGAACTTGGCACCGCCCTTTGTCGTGAAGGTCAGCTCGTAGGTTTTGTCGTTGAACTCCGGCATTCCTACGCAGGTGTTGAGCAGTTCCCGGATGTCGGGATGCGCCGTGGGGGAGGTGTTGTGCCGCTCGATCTGGCCGCTGACGTCCGGGGTGGGAATTTCTGAGATCGCCTTGTCTGTATAGTTTTTGGCTTCGGTCAGTGTCTGCGCATCCCCGCCGGATATGTTGCTATTGAGCTCCTCGGACATAGCGTCAAACGTATCGCCGACATTATTCCATAGCTCCGCCGCCTTGGTGTCCGTGTACGACTTTGCCTCAGCCAGCGTGCCCGCTGCAGCCTCCGTCAGCTCCTTCTTGGATGCCTTGTCGGACAACTCCTTCCTTATCTCCGTGTCGTCGTAGTTGGAGAGCCCGGCCAGCTTCTCCTTCTCCTGGTCGGTGTAGTCGTTCGTCGAAAGCCCTTTCCCTTCTTCCTTGTCGACCTTTGCGGCAAGGGCTTTTGTTGTAGCATCCTGCGACATGGCAATATACTGGCTGTCGCCAGTACTTTGCGCCAAATTCAGCGAAGCCCGCAGGTTCGGGGTGAGATATGACCCGGTTTCGTTTGTTATCCGGAGAATATAACTGTCCTCACTATCCTCCTCGACTTCGATAGAGGGGGAAAACCCTTTGAGCATCTGCAACAGTGCCACAATAATTTCTGCGGGGAGTTCCGTTTCATCGCTTTTCCCCGGCCATAATTCTATAGTCTCGACACCCGGGATTTCAATATCCATTTTCCCGTCAGGAAATTCGTCATCGGGAATATCCATGTCGAGAATGTAGCCCAATGTTCCGCACCCGAGCCTGTGATGATCGAAAAACACTATTGCCGCACCCGGGAGCGTGTCGACGGGCTTGCAATTGATGTAATTTTCTCCATCGAATGACGCTACGTATTTGTCGACTGTATGTGTCGACGGGGTGCTGAATGTAATACGCCACGGATAATCGGGCAGTTTATCCGAGTTGAAGCGGATAATAAGCCTGAAATCACTATGGTAATTTATGTGTGTAACATTCTCCACGTTACAGGTGTTTGGCGTCATTATTCTTTGGCGGGAATCATTACCGATGTGGTGGCATAGCTGTCGTAATCCTTGCCCAAACTCGCAAATTGGTCTCTGTTGTCCAGGTTCTGATGTATCCACCATTCTGCCGCTTCTGCAGTCATGTTCGCATTGGTTATGACCTTACCTTTGTAGCGAAATGCTCCTTGTTTGAGGACATATCCGCCATTATCCGTGTTGTCCTGTTTCATCTTGATTAAAATGTGCGTTATCGCGTCTTTGTACTTGTTCGGGCAGTTTTGGGAAAAACTGCCAGCGAACGATTTCCCGGTTACCATCTCGTAATGGGATTCTATCGTCCGCTTATCCGAAGCGGTGAGAGAGGCGTTTAACCTCTCCCTGTACCATACTTCGGGATTCATCACGAGGCGGGCGACAAAAGCGAATCAAGTGCCGCCTTCGTAGTCTCGTAGTCCGTCGAGAAGAAGAATATTTGCGGGGTTTTGGCGCCTTCTTCGATCATGTCGACAGTCCAGCCTCCCTGCGTGTCGTCACTGTACTTGTCAAGGGTTGCGTTCTGCCCGACGGCGCCCTGCTCCCAGCCTATGACGGCGAATGCCTGCTCGCCATTCGCTCCCTTGTTGTTGTTCTCGTAGATGATGACGTACTTGTTCTGCTTGAGTGCGGATACATTGAGGGCGTTCGTCGGAGAATCCGCCAGCATGACGATAGGGATGGTCTTGTTAAAGGACATTCCGATTGTGGCGTTCTGATCCTCGTATGTGAGGCCGCTGAAAGGTGTGTTTGAGGGAGCCGAAGCAGTGTATGCCTTCTTTCCGGTTCTGAGGACGAGGGTGCTGATTACGTTTCCCGCAATCCTCGATGCCTTACGGTCGATGTCCTCTTTTTTGATGATGTAAACGATCTTCTCGACACCCTTGCCGTAATCGTCGTTACAGTCATTCAGGATGTTCGCGCCAAGGTTCTCGGCGCATGCGTTTTGTTCTGCCATTTTTCAGCCTATTTAGTTTTACAAAAAGTCACTAATAGAGCTTTATGGCCGCCGACAGATATGTTGGATGTACGCGTCATTTCGTTTTGTCGTCTGTTGCTTATCTCACCATAAGCTCTGATGCAAATATGCCTGTGTGCATTTAAATAACAATGGGGCACACTATTTTTTTCTACCCAATTTTGCAAGGTTGGCTGCTACCTTCACCCGTCTCTGTCCGTTGTCAATGTCTTTTACGAGGACGATAGGAGACGGGAGGTTGAGCAACACCCGTTCCATCATTTGTTCCACGCCCCTCATTCCGTCTCCGCGTTGGGGTAAATTGGATACCTGGATGGCATTACCCCCACTGGAAACATTCATAGCCGACAATACGGCACCCCAATCATTCACGGCTTGGGCGGTCATAATGGCCTCGCCATTCGATACCCGGGCAACAATGCTATCGGAGGTGCCAGTACCGGGCCCTGTAATAAGACCGCCGGATGCGTATTTAGGGCTCTGCGTGGAATCAAGTTGCTGCGTAGCTTGGGCAATGGCTGCGATAACAGCAGCAACGCTTGAGGCAATCGTAATAGGCAGTAAAAACCAGGGTGCACCATTTGCTCCGGCAGCCACTGCATTTGCAATAGCGGACGCTTGAGCTAAAGCTACTTGAAATACAGCGAATGTTTTTGCAAATGCAGCATATCGTTCTCCTTCACCACCGAGAGCATCGAACATTGAAGAAAAGGATCCGGCAGCACCGGAAATTGCCGATACGAGTTGTTGGGTGTCGGTGATCCGTTGCATATTGATTTGCTTTTCCGTCTCTCCTGTTTTGTTTATGGCATTTTGCAGCTCAATTTCAGCTTGTAATCGCGCATTCTGGTACTGTAACCCGTTTTCATATAGCTCTTTTTGCTGTTCCTCAGTAAGATTTGAAATCCATACTAATTTATCTTTGGCTATTTTTAATTCGCTTTCTGCCACAAATTTTGCAGCACTTAATCGTTCCTTATCGTTTTGCGGATTCATTTTAGCCACTGCCAACTGGAATGCGAGTTCTTGTTGGCGGACTTGCTCGTCGAGGTTTTGCCGACTGTATTTTACGATAATCCCCTGCCTATCTTTCTGATATTTTTCCTCCATTGCTAAAAGCATCTGATAGGCAGTATCAGTGTCTATATTTTCCTCGGAAAGTTTCTTCCAATATGCCTCTATGTCTTTATCGTAATTCTCTTGTAGTGATTTTAGCTCGTTTTCCTGTGTCTTTTCGCGCAATGACTGCACAGCGGATAATAAATCTTGTTCTGCCTTGAGCTGTTGCCCCAGGTTTTTCTGGAATTGAATTGTTGCACGTTTTGCGGCAGCTTCAGCTGTTTTTTGCTGCTTGTCAACCTCTTTGGACAGGGTTTTAATTTCCGTATTTGTAGAATTTATACGTTCAACTAATTCACGTTGCGAAGCAGCTCTTTGAGCATCAAGGCGTATTAGTTTTACAGCGGCTTCATTTTGTGCGTCCAGTTCTGCAGTACTGCTGTTTGTGAAAGACACCCTTAAATCAGCTATTGTCTTTTCCTCTTTGGCAATACTTTCCAAATTATCGTAGTATTTATTATTTAGATCAATAGCTTCTTTTGCGTATTTATTTCTTTCTGTTGCAGAGTATTTTTCCTTATCCATCGCCTTTAAGCGAGCGTCGGCAATTTTAGATTCAATTTCTGCATTTTCAAGGTTTATTTCCCTGCGCCGGATTTGAAGGGCTTCCTCTTGTTCTACCAAACTCATACGTTGTTTAGCACCTTCTTCAATTTCTTTTTTGCTAATGCTTACATTGGGGAATAGTATGGAGCCAAAAGGTAATTGACGGCCAATTAACGCCTTTGTTTCTTGTTTTAACTTTGTCCAATATGAGGACATTGCGCCTTTAGCTAAAATCCATCCTGCTGCTTGTTTATCAATTTGTCGGGTATAAGCGTCCATATATGCCCGCGCATAAGATTGTGCCTTTTCGTTTTGATAGAAAAGTGTTTCACTTTCTTTTATCCGATTGTTCATTTCATTGATGCGAGATGAAACAAGATAATATGCCGCTGCCAATCCAGCTAAAAACATACCTACTGGAGTGGCAATAAATGAGGCTAATTTCTTGGTTATATTCCATAATGCAGCACCAACCGTATTTAAAACAGACGCAAATCCGTTTCCTTCTGTCGTGGCTTCTAATAGAGAGTTTGTAAATTGATTATTAAGACCAAGCACATTTTTTATTGCATCCTCATAGCTTCCTACCTTTGAGCGATAGTTGCCGAGTGCTTGTTCTGCGCTATTTATAGCTTCTTGTTGGGATTTGATGTCCTTTGCAAGTCGTTGTCCAAATTTTCCTTCTCGCTCAGTGGCGCTTAGTTCATTATACTGGGTAGTCAGTTTGGAAACATTCGCTCGCAGCTGATTGATAGAACCTGATGCTCTTGTTTCAATTTTAATATTGTTCTGAATTTCTTTTTCATATGCTTTTTTTTCTGCCGTAAGAGCTTTTGTCGTGCTTGTAATTTCGAGGATGGCCTTGTTATACTCTGTGGCCGACATCTCCCCGTTCTTATACTCCTGCTTCAGCTCTGTGAGGTTTTTCTTGTTTATCTCTATCTCCCTGGTCGCTGCCGCCCATCCCTGCACCAGCTCTCTGTAGTTGAACTGGATGTTAATAATTTTGTCTATCGTATCTTGCTGTGCCATATGCCTCTATATGGTTAAATGGTTAATGAAATATTATGGTTCCTGCGAGACCTCGACATCGTAGGCCGTGGTCTCGCTCGCTTCTATGTTGTGCCACTGCATCGAGATCGTCCCCTTGCGCAAGTCACCCGTCTCGTTCTTCGAGACGGCCAGGGCACGTCCCTCGCCCACCGCCACCGTGCCCGGGATGTCCCCGGTGATGGTGCTGCTGCCCACAGCCCGACTGATGTCCGAAGCCGAACCGTTGATGGTCAGATAATAGTCCGGGACAACAACTTCTTTTATAGCCTGCAACTGGATCAGCTGGCACTCGCATATGCCGTTTTCGCCTGTTTCTACCGAATACAGGCCATATGTCTGCCCGAATTGACCTATGTATATGGGTTTTGTATAATCAAGGTTATGCAGATCTATGGCTGTTAACTTGGCCTTTACTGTTATGAGCCGAAGTTTGTCCACGGCTTTCTGGTACCCGCTGTATTTCTTTGCGACGATCCCGTTCTCACCACCAAAGCGCATATTTTCTCCGAAATATCCGAACCAGTATAACCCCGTGCTCGTATCGTCAATGATGGCTTGCAGGATTCGCGCCGAGGGTTCGTTGTAGTCCACTGTTTTCCCGTCGTCGGATGTCGTATACATAGGAATGCGGGCACACAGCGCATTGGCATCCGATGCAAGTGGGGCATTTTCGGACGCTGAGAATGGAAGCTCCACGAGTTCGTTCTCCTTGTCGATGTTAACATTCTCGATCCGTATTTCCCCGGCGGTGTCCGTGATCACATCGTCGTCGTTGTCATAATCGAGCGTGTTTTTCTGTGCCAGGTCATCGAGCGAAAATATGGAAGATTCCGGGCGGCTGACATCATGCCGATCATTAAGGATGACTTTGCGGCTCCAGTCTATTGTGCCTCCGTTTGTGAGTTTGGCGTAAATGTCATCTACGCTTATGAGTTTGATTGTATCCGGGGCGTCCTTATCCGGATACGCGAATAGTCCGGCCATAGACATCAAGGCCGAGAGGAAATCTCCCTGGGAAATGTCAGGAAGATTTACCCCGATAGGATATTCGGATGGATAGTGCACTTCGTCACGTGGATAGGCGCTTACAGAAATCGAATTGACATCCTGGTACGAAATGTTGGGAACAGACCCATTGAAAAGGTGAATTACAATTTGTCCACTTTCGGGTAAGTTGCCATCTTCTTTGCTTAGTGTCACAACCTGATCTATACTGAATGTACTAAATGCTGTAGGGCCGCCCGCTTCTTTATAATTGTAGTTGAGTTGGAATATAGGATTTCTGGTGGAACCTGAACATATCTTTGCTACTGGCGCAAACCCCGCCACATAACTGAATTGAGCATGCATTTTTAATGCTATGGTTATATTGCTGGCTCCTTTCACGTCTATTGTTGTCCCATCATCGGATACTAATTCAGGATGAGATGATATGTTTGCAATCTGTAAAAGTACCGTTGGCCCCGTATCCTTTACGCGGACTGTTCCAGTAAGATACTCTGCTCTACCGCTTACTTCATCACCATTTATAGATACCAAAGGAAGCAATAAAGGATACGTAAGTCCTCCATACAGTCTTTCTTTGCCGTCGATGGTGATGCCATTGTACCGCTCAATAGCCGTAAGTACATCTTGCACTTCGATAGACGGATGCATGTATTCGGAGTTGGCGATACCTTGCCCGAAATCAATGCCGAAGAATCCCATCTGCGGCCTCTCATATCCATACTCCAAGAGTGCCGATGCGCTGTTCCATGGTATCGACCCTATGTTCATGGAATAGAGCGTTTGTGCCAGGTCGCGCAAATTTGCATCGAACAAGGGCTGGAAGTTGTCGACATTTCCCCACGTAAGAACCACACTTATTACGTCCGAAATCTCCGTAATAACGGCGTATCCGGATGTGAACAACGGTACTCCTTCCTGATACAATCTTGCCGGAAGCTTCACATAGGGTGCATCCGTATAGATGTCGGTGCGTTCCGCATAGCCTATGGCCTTGCGGTTCTTCGGCGTCAGCGGTAAGTCTATATTGTACGACCTATTGGACTGTATGATGTCCAGTCCTGAAAATATCGGGCTTTGATATACCAAGGATATATAGTTGTCGCTGGACAGATCGCACAGGATGTCGTTTATGTATAGTTCGTAGTAGGTCATACGTTATAGGTCTTATCGGTAATTTCTACGACTAAATCTTTAAAATAAGCGCCGTTATCTTCGGCTTCTCCCTCCTCTATACTACACCGGCGCCATTGCTCCGTTGCGCTGTCGTAGTAGCTTATGTCGCGCCCGGCGAGGATGGATTTACACAGGTCGTATATATCCTGATCTACAAGGCGACTATGCAGCGTGTATGTCTTTGTGAGTATCTTACTTTGGGCTTCATACGGTTGCAGGTTCTCATTCAGTAGTGAATAGGCATCCTGGATAGATATTTCGTCCCTCGCCGTCTCTATACTCCACCGATATATGTAAGGGATGCCGCCTTTATCCGTCCATTTGACAAGCATCCCATCGGTACACCTATCTATCTCGATGGGAAATTGAAAGGTGTTGGCAAGGTTGGGGTTATAGACGCTTATCTCAACATACGTATCCCCATCCCATCTTACCGTCGATGGATTGAACTCCGCAAACGGTTTCGAGGACATGCCACTGGTGACGATGACCCCATTCTCTGTTTCCACCTCTATTTGCTCTGTCGTGAGCTTGGGGATAAAGATGGATTGGGTTATGTTGAACCCGGGGTATACCACGATTTTCCTGGCGGAAGGGTAGTTGGTTACATCTCCCGCGGCGGCATTCTGTGCCGAGATAGGGATTATTTCTTTTTCACAGGTGCCGATAAGAATAGTATTGAGCGTGTGAGTGGCTGATCCATCGCCAAACTCAACTATGAGCACCACATTGTTTATGAATGTTGCCGAATAGTCCGCGGCCAGCGATTCCAATATTGCCGTCAAGGGGAAAACAACGGATTTTCCTACTCCCGATACATTTCTGGATAGGACTATTGATGTTGCTCCATATGATATTCGCAGCTTCACTTCTGTGCCGTAGTCCGGATCTATGGCTGTGGCTGTAAATCGCACGAAGGTGGATTTCTCCCGTGTGAAGCATATATCATTGGGAAAATCTGCGGTGCCTCCTGTACCGGACAATGTATATCGGATCATAGTTCTATTGTTGTTTCGAGCATTTCGTATATGGATGTGTCGATCACTTCCGTAATTCTTTTGTCGATGTTATCCACGGTTTGCGGCAACAGGTCTTTGATAATCTCGGTGCCCCCTCCCGAGCGGTACAAGATGCTGCCTTCCTCCCACAGCTTCTTGGCCGCCCAATATGCGTCGATGCTTTTGAATTCCAATCCATAGCGTGCCTCTTTGTCGCGTGCCCATTGCTTTATGTTCTGATAGAAACTTTCGAAGCTTCCGAATTCTTCTTGTGCATCCTGCGGAGAGTTACCCTCGTCTATATTCTTGATGTTATGCCGTCCCACAAACGAGACCGTGAACCCTCTGGCATTGCTTTCCACTTGCGACGCCATACTATCTGCCGTAGCGCCGGTAGTCTCTTCCGGGACATTCAGGGAGTTCACATTTTTACCGCTGTTTGTGCGTTTTGTTTGCAGATTTATTGTCACCTGCTCTTTAAGGGTGCTGAATTCCTCGTTACAGATGGCAACCAGCTTTTCAGGGCTGAAAAAGTTCTCTATCTTCGATATGTCCATCAGCAAACATTGTATGTAAGGACGAGTTTTGCCTCTACACCCGCGGCCAGGGCATCCAGTTTTTCAACCACTCCTTGCAGGCTTTCAACCTGCACCTCTATCCCATTTCGACGCAGGTTGTCGATTAATGAAAACGCCATTTGCTCCATGCGATCCGCAATGGGGGCTGCTTCAGTCTGTGTATCCGGCTCTGGCTTCCCGAGTGCATCGAGAAAGTAAAGCGTTGTCCTACGACGACGCCTGTTTGTCAGGTTAGTTTCGTATATCGGCTCCTGGAACAGCCGCAGCATTACGGGGTACTCTTTGACGTAATCCAGCAGGTAATTCGCCTCTTTGATCCTGGCATATAGGCATGTGTTGACGCCGCACTCTTTGGCAGCATCTTCGAATATTTTACTGAGGCTCTTTCTCATCGTCTGCGACTTTTGGATGGTTTGGGCTTGTTCATCTGAGCGAGCTTGCGTTGTGCCATGTTTTTGTCCCTCTCGGCTTCATATGCAAGGTATACGGTCGACCACCTCAGGTGCCATACATCGCTTGGCTGAATAGCACCCCCTACAAGCTGGCAGTATCCTAAGCATATTGTACTCATGCCCCGGTTCTTGCGTTGTACTTGTGCGTTTGCTTCTTGTGGCGTCAGGGGCATTTCGAGCTTTTTCCACGCCTTTGCTACGCCTTTGAGTTCGTTTTGTATTTCAATGAAATAGCGATAAGCGCGAATGAATTGTAGTTCGAGCACCTTTTCTCGGGCAATATCGTATCCTGCTCCCTCCCAGTCAATGCGTTTTGATCCTTTCCCCTTTGGGCTTATTAAACCCAGCATGACGGCCAGAACCTTTACGAAATACTCGTCGGTGGCCTCGATCCTTTCTATGGCGTTCAATTCACCCATCGTTATACCTGCGACGCTTCGGGCCTCGTGCTTCTTCCATCCGAATATGCGACGTTTTTCCTTAACATAGTCAGGCTTGGGTAATGCCGCAATAGATTCGTATATTCGTTTATTGCCGATACCGAATAAGGTGCCGTTCTTTATAATTACTTTCCTGATGGTATCGTTGGGTGATATTTTCATAATCCAAACCTGTTTATCTTTTCAAAAATATCCGACGAATAATCCGGCTTTACGTCTGTTTCGCCGCATAGCGAGCCTGCCAGTTGATGACACTCGTCGACCATCTCGTTCCATAGGGGCACAAGTCTGTACCACGGGGAGGCGGCACGGCTGTTGTCAGTCATTTTGATTTTCTCGCCAGCCATCGTATTGAAGGCAACATGTTCTCGCAGGTAATAGAAATAGACATACTTAGCGATGGGAGACTGTTTTGTGTCTGTATTTGCTATTTTTGCGGCTATTTCAGGATATTTGTCGATATTCTCAGCCACATATATTCCAAGGAGCATCCGAAGGAATTTAGGCTCATACCTGCGTATGCAACTCTCGACATTCCGTACAATCTCCTGTGCGGCGCCAGTCGGGGTGCATCCGCTTTTGACGTCTATTCCCGCAATATATGTGGGATCCTGTTCGAAGTATGTATAGTCTATAAGCATAAGAAAAAAGGGGAGACGCTTTCCGGCGCCTCCCCGCCTTGTTAGTTGGCAACTTTGGTCTTGTACGTGGCTTTGCCCGATTTCACAAGCGTTTCGGCATGCAAGGGCGACACGTTGTACTCTTTGCCTTTCTCGGGCATATAGATAGACTTGCCTGTGCTTACGATAGTTACCCTCTTGGTGAGGTCGATCTTCTTCATATCTTCCATGTTGTTGTTCGTTTAAGTTAATGACTATGCTGCTGCCTCGGCGGTTTTCTCCAGGGCGGCCTGTACGGTTGCGAAGTCGTCGTAGATGACAGACCCGGCGTCGATGGAGTTCTGGTATGAGTGAAGGCGCATTTCGGCGATCACCGTCACCATGTTGTGGCTGAAATCGTCGCCGTCACGGCCCCATTCCAGTCGCAGAGCGCGGTAGGGACGAACTTTCCAGCGCGAGGAATCCATCAGCAGGAACTTACCTGCGGGAATGTTGGTGGTTTCTACAACGGAGATGTTGCCGATGATCTTGCGCATCTCGTCAGTCAGGTAATGCCCGGCGGTATCTTTCGTTACGTCGAAGATCGCCTTGTCGGTCGGATGAAGGAAGAGAACGTCGGGAGAGAAATGCAGCAGGCGAAGTTGCAGAACGCCAGCGCGCACAACGTCGGCAATGTTGGGCATGGAGATTTTCCCGTTGAGCTCCGTAATGGTATAGCCAGGGGCTTTTGTTGTTACGCCGAGGATCTCGTTTCCGGTGCCGGTTCCTGCGATAACCTTCTCTTCCACGGTCTGCATCAAGTCTTGACGCAGCAGGGTGTTCACCTCCCCGCGGATGAAATCCGCATCTTCGAGGATTTCCGTCGAGAGCTTTGCGCGAACGGCAACCTTCTTTGCCGTAGACGTCTCCTCCTCGTATCCCCAGCTCATAAGGGGCTTGAGAGTTCCTTCGGCGATGAATGCCGAGCCGCCGTCGGGGTCTTTACGGTTGATCCACTTAATGGTGGAGGAGCTTGTGGTGCCTTTCTGCAAGCGGGGCAGGATCGCATTCGGCTCGGTAGCCGCTGCTGCAATGCCCGGCACGACTTCGGTGTTGAATGCCGCGATGGGGACAGCGGCCGTCGTGGTCGTCATGGCTGCTGCCTCGGCCTTCATCTCGATCTCGATACTTACCGTGCGGCCGCCCTTTACGGCGTCGATGTTCTCTTTCCCTGAGAAGAATGCCTTGATCTTCTCCTGCGCTTCATTCTCGGATGAAACGGTGGATTTCTGCATGAGGCTGATGGTGCGCCCTTGCTCTTTGATTATCTCCCGGATCTCGTCGATGGATTTCGTTTGATCGAGAGCGTCTACTTTGTCTTCGATAGCCTTCATTTTGGCCTCGAAGTCTGCTTTGCCGATAAGCCCCGACTTGTATTCATCGAGTATTCCTTTCAGCTCTTTCTTGATGTCGTCGTTCATGTGTGAATTGGTTTAGTTAAACAATGTTTTTCTGACTATTTCGATGATTTCAGTGTCATCCGAAGATTTGTTGCCCAGGATGTTTAGGGCGCTTTTGAGGCTGTTGCAAAGTGCTTCAATCCTGTTTCCTCCTGCTTCCGAAAGGTCGCATTTGCGCAGGATGTTGTTGAGCTCTTCTTGATAGGCAATGATGTCCTCTACGCTTTGCAAGCCCTTGACGTCAAGAGCTGGGGTGAAGGGATTGCAGCCTGCGAACACGGTGCTGTACTCATACTTGAGCTGCAGCTCCGCGATGTCATCTCCCGCAATAGCATCGTTGTGGTTCTTGTTGAGAACCCGGTAGCAGTAGGAGTGTTCGACATCTCGTTTCTCGTCTGCGCAATGCTTATAGTACTCGAATATATCATGCCCAGCGGCCTTACCGAGTATGAGTTTGCTCTCGACGAGGGCATATTCATCTGTTTCCCATGCTTTTCGAGGCGTCCCAACAACATGATCCAAGTCTTGTTTGTGGTCGATGCAGTGTTTGATCCGGGACATATCTGCAAACGACTTAGTAAACGCCCCTTTGCGCACAATGTCTTCTGCATGATCCTCTTCGTTGAACTTTGATATGGCAATGACAACAACGCCCTGATCGCGTTTGATGTCGTCTATACTTCCCTTGAATGATTTTATTCTGTCTTCCATATTAGATTTGATATTTTAATAGTTCGCTTCTACCTTCCTCTGGTGTCATTATCCCTAATTGTATGGCGGCTCCGATATAATTTACGGCGCTGTTCATACATTCCGCCTGGTCTTTCTTCGAGGGCTGGAACATTTCCAGATGGTCGAAGAACGGCATGAATCCGAATCCTGTGAAGCCGTATATCTTGTTGAGCACGCGCATTATATTTTGTGCAGAAGGAATAATGTCATTCACGTAGAATTCGATCTTGGCCTCTCCGAAATTGCTGTAGGTGCTACCTTCTACGTCGAGCAGAATGCTGGGCACCTGATATGTATAAGCGATGTCTTTCTTGCAGTTGCGCTGAATGTCTGTAAGTCCGAGGTCGGAAATAGTGGACGACACAGGGACAAAGGATGCCTTGTATGACGTAATGGCGATCTTGCATTTGTTGCGCATGATCCCGTATTTGTCCAATTGCTCACGGAGCGCTTCCTTGTCCTCTTTGGTGGCTGGCACGATATTATCGACCATCGGATCATCTGACATGAGGGAGAGAATGCCGAGCATACCTCGGTTGACAAGCAATTCGTTTACGGCTTGGTAGGAGGCCAGGAAAGTGTTGACAGGGTACTTGAGGGCGACAAGCCGTGAAGTAGCGCCCCCAATCTTGTTAAGCGCGTAAGTTACGTCGTTTACAACGAACATCTCCTCTTTGGGGATCGTCAGGTTTATCCCACCCCCAAGGTTTATGGTGTAATCACGGATGTCGGAGTTGGGTGCAAACGAAGATATGGAGGATGGCGCCTCGTTTTCCGTAACCATGAGGTTAGGTATTACATACAATTCGAAATCACCCTTAATACCTACCAAAGGCACCTTCACTATGTAAGCCTTGCCGAATATCTGAGAAAAGAACTCGATCATGCAAACGAATTCCGAAAGGGTTTGGTAGGGATTGGGGTGGTTAATCCGCTCGAACTCACGCGGCTTTTCAATATCTTCCCCTTTGTCGTCTTTCGCCCAATACCGGGCGTCCGATATGGCAGATACTTTCTTCGTGATGATAGAAGCTAAAATAGAGCATGACGCGAATGCGCGCGCCTGCCCGTCCGGTGTGGAGGTGTCGATAAACTCATCCTTCGTCCCGAGCAGATTTTGCCAGTCCCGCAGGTCTATGTATAGGCTTTGCTGTGGGTCTCCGGTCTTTTCGGAACATTTAGACATCTTTATTTCGTATCCAAGGAGTTTCATGCGGCAATATGATTGCGGAATGCAGTCATCACGACGTATCGGGCTGCATCCCAAAGGTGATTATTCTTGTCTACGGGTTTATTTATCGCCAGCCCGTTTATAGAATCCCACACATAGGTATTGGCTTCGTTTTTCATGTTCTTGGTCTTGACGCAGTGGATGCGGAAGTTTTTCATGTAGGATATACCGATGGTTATACTATCCTGGAATTTCTTGGCCTTGATTACATTCAACCCCCGAAGTTGAAGGGAACGCACCATGCCTTCCGGATTCTTGGCGTATTTATCCGCGCTATCTGCTATGGCATATCCGTGTTTACCGAGAATTGGGGCCACGATGTTATACAATACCTCGGGATCGTCTACGGGCGAATAAAAGCGTTCATGCAGATATAAGTCACGCCCTCGCACTCCGACATGAATAATAGCCGTCGGATCATTTGTGAAGCCGAAGTCGATGCCATAGGCTGTATATTCCAAATCGTCCGGGAAACTGTCGATCCAGTCTATATTGGGGAATATTAATCCTTCCTGCGCCGCGCGCTCCCCGAGACCGTATACCTTCCATCTGAATTCGTCGGCGGTTCCTGCTGCGATATTTTCCGGCGTGGGCTCGTAACTTTCGATAGTCCTGCGTACGCTGTCAGGGCAGAAAGGATTGTCCTTGTAGGTTGTTTTGGTGAATATGGTATCCGGCTGCCCTTCAAGCTCAAAAACCCAGTGTTCCGTATATTTGGGGTTCCAGTCGCCAATAATCATGGTTGTACAACGCATCGTGATATTATTGAACTGCGCCGGCGATATGTCGTCCAACATTTCGTTGAAGTATATGATGTCGCAGTCGTGCCCCTCCTTCACATCCATCTTATCAAGCCCACGGAACCGGATGATGCTGTCGCCTATGTGGTATTCGGGGAGTATCTTCTCGCTATACATGCTGTCGGGATCATATATCCCGCGGCATTGTAGTTTCTTCTTGAAGTCTCCCAATGCCTTTTCCTTGCAGTCTTGCAATGTGGAGCGGTAGACATAGATTTTATATGCACCATCACCCGCAGCACAGATGTCATACAGGAAGTCGAAGGTGTCGAAAGTCTTCCCCGAACGGGAACTCCCCTCGTTGAATATGCGTAGTACGACGCCTTTATTGCGGTACTTGCGGAAGAAGTACAGCATGATCTTGTAGACCTTGCCCCGATATGTGCGTGCATCAAGCTCCATTTTCATTCGTGCTTTGTTTGCCGATGGACTGGATGATAGATGCAGCTTCCGGATCAAGTATGACTTGTACCGTCTCCCGAGGCTTGTTGATGCTCTCGCCGTTGGTGGTTATATCCTGTTTGTCGGCGAGTTTGAGAACACGTGTAATGACGCCGGAATCGTATATGCCAGCTATTGCGCCCGACAATTGATCGGCTTCAATTTCTTCGCGCACGCGCGCAATGATGTGGAAAAACTCCTCCCTTTTGCCGTAATCAAAAAATGTGTCACGGAGTATTCCCGCATATACACAGAACCCAACAATAGTTTTAGGACGTTGGAGTTCGAGGTCTACAAGGCCATGTTTTGTGGGCACTTGTTTTATGATTGGATTGTTCTTTGTCCAATTGGCATATTCCTCAAACTTGACTTCGAGAGCTTCAGGTGTATATACGCAAGGACGGCCCACTTTGCGGGTGGGCTTGATGGTGTCGTTCGCCTTTGTGTCTTTTACACTCTTTGCCATAAATGAAGGTCTGCCGACGGATGCGCCAACAGACCTTCTGCTACGATAGCAATGTACTTTCGATGTTCGGCCGTTGCCTGCATCCTCACAGGCTTACAATGCAAAGATTTCGACGGATATTTAAATAACAATGGGAAATGATGAAATTTTTTGAAAAAAATATTATTGGGCGGATTGTTCTAAAGGTTTGTCTTTCCCCTATGATGAAACCTTATTTTGGCGGCCTTCATTGTCCTAAAGGTACAAAAAAGCCCCGGTCATACGGCCGGGGCTGATGTTGAACGAACTTCTCGCTATTTATTCATGTAGTCAATCAAAACCTGCGCAGGACATCCCATTGTCCGCAGATTGTTCTTGATAATTCCTATCGGGATGGGATTTATATGCGTCTGGAATATGACAGGACGAAGCATGCCCTTCTTGCACCATTTTTCATGGCCGCCTTTGATGCCGCCATATTCCCATCCCAAGTGCTTTAGGAACCGACGAAAATCCGCAATGTCAATATTCGATAAAGCACCCATTATGCACAAGGAAGCGTTATATTCTCCCGAATAGTCCTGTATGCTTTGTTATCGACAATATCTGCCAGCTCGCTGCTTCGGGTGATAAGATCGCTCGTCTTTGGAGGCTGTCGCTTTTTCCATCCATAAGATTCGAGCAGCGCACTAAGAGTTCCCTCAGATATAGCGTACTTTAAGATTTCTTCAAGCATGATTTCAAAAGACCGTCTTGCCTCCTCCTCGCTATTCCCGTATCCGAGAATATCAAGGGCAGCGCAATAGGCATAGTAAATCTTGTCCTCCTCATAGAGGATGACGGCCAAACTTACGCTTATGCCAGTACCTTCTTTCATTGGATAGCTTCCATTAAATTGCTGCGCTTTCATCGTTGGGATGGTAGTTGTTATGCAAATATAACATATTTCATGCTAAAAAACGCACAAAGGTAGTGAATAATTATATACTTTGAGTAAAAAAGCCCCGGTCATACGGCCGGGGCTGAAAGGTAGGGGAGGGTTACCAGTCATCAGCGCTTTTACATGTTGGTGCAGTCAACTCTGCCATTATTTTACTTTCAATTAATGTCATCATGTCATTACATCCATCTATTATTGCTCGTCTATAAAACCCCTCCCTTGCTGTTTTCATTTTCCCGTTGGGTTTGAAGCAAACTTCATAAGTGAGGGCTTCTGCTGGCCAATCAGCAGGGTTGAGGTATATGCCGTTTACTACCCCTCCAGGATAATGCCCCTTTATATCGTATATATCAATTTTATAGCGACCATCTTTTGTTTGGATTTTGAGGGTATACCAAACTTGAGCGGCTTGAACACCACCCATCAGACCGCGAGTAGGTACTTTTGAAAACCCCTTACAAACTAATATATGAGACTCCTTGTCCTCCATCTGGATGACGTCATTCGCAGAGTTGAATAATTCTGTTATACACAATCTTACTGAGTTGAATATTTTGTCTGCGTTACATTCGTTCGCTGAAACTATTTTCGAGAATACAACTCTACCATCCTCAGTAAACGGCATTTTGCCTTTGCCATATCTGTTTTGATCAGCCTCTTTGTCACTCTGGGCCAACATGGGGATTGCAAGAAAGAGTAAAGGAATAATGAGTAAAGTCTTCTTCATATTATCCTATTTTATTCGACTTTTCAACATTGCATTTTTGGCAAAGCAACTGCATGTTCTCTAATGTAGTTGCCCCGCCTTTTGAAAAAGGTATGATGTGATCGAGTTGTAAGTTTTGTGTGGATCCGCAGTATACGCATCGGCCACCATCACGCTTATATACTGCATCTACTATTTCCCTGGGAATTGGTGGCCGCTTTGGCTCATCACCGAATAGTTCTCCGCTGTCGATCAGTTCTTGCCGTACGATTTTTTCAAGTTGACGTATACGGTATTTTTCTTTAATACGCGCTGCAATCTCGGCTTTTTCACGCTCTTCCTGTTCTTGTTGAAACAATATTCTCCGTCGTTCCTGCTCTTCTGCTGACAGGGAAGCTCGATGATAATCACCTGCCGCAAGGTATTTTTCTAACGATGTAATATTATCAAAATATACTTTTCGAGGATTGATGCCCTGTTGTTGACCAACGATGCCAGCACTCTCTAATTGCATCATAATGCGCCCAGCCCGATTAAATCCAACTTCAAATTTTCGCTGAATTTCTGTTGTGGATATGCCTCCATTATTGACTGCATATCTTGCTACTTCCTCGAATAGCAAATCGTATTTTATGGGAGCTGGTTCTTCGAAGTAGTAATCCATCATGTATAAAATTTGTTTGTGCTATTGAAATAATCCGAAGTTTTTATGTTTTGGTCTGCGGGCGCCCCGGTCATTTTTAAAGGAGACCGTAATCTCCTTTAAATGTGTAGCTCGATTATATGGAACTTATTTTGGGTGGTTCTATTTTATCATATTGCTTCCGCTCTAATGAAGATGGCATTAGTCTAATTAGAATACCGCTATGCCTCTTTTTTTTGGGCAGCAGCTTCTGCCCCAGGTGTGATGCCTTGCATCTTCTCGATGATGGTGATCAGTCTGGATACTTCCCGATCTCGCCGTTCGAGAGCTTCAAAGAATTTCATTCTCTCCATAGTATCTAAGTTATTTGTTTCAGCTTTCGTTGGCGTGACGTCTTCGCCTCCTTGGCTGATAGGTTGGTCTTCTATGTTGGATATGCCAAAATATTGGAGTATGTATCTGGCATTTGCTCTACTCGGCTTGCCTTCTCCTTTCTTCCATTTGCCGATAATTGTCTGTGACAATCCAGTCGCTTTGGCGATTTTATACGGAGTGTCTTGTGTGCTTCGTAGTAATTCTACGGCCTTATCTATCAGTTTATCAGGCATGAAGGTAATCTGTCTATAATATTTTGGAATGCTATAAAATTATTTTATTAAAAATACTTCACTATTGTATTGATGTGCTCAAATAGTTTAGTATATTTGCAATATCAAACCTAATGCAAGTGCAAAGTTAAAATAGGTTTGAAGTATAAACAATGTAAAGTTATACAAAAAACGCAGAAATAACCAAATAAAACAGAAATAAAACAATGATGACGGACGAAAAGATACAAGAAAACGCCTTTACAAAAGGTCTCGCCGTTGCAGATAAAATGCCGGGCAAAATAGGGACTATGATTCGGGAGGATTTACGCCGGGGGCTTGGTAATATTACCCCTCAAGCCTTGTGCTATCGGGCGAATGGTAATCTGGAGCATACGGATTTTGAGCGCAAAGGCATTGAAGAAACCTTTACCAACTACGGAATCAAAGAGCCGTGGGGGCTGGCGTAGCTATGAAAACCGATACCATACTGAGCAAACGTGAGCGAGAGGTTATGAACCTCATCGTGCTGGGATATTCGGCCCGCGAGATCGCAGATCGGATGAATGTCATATACCAATGTGTAGCGAATCATCTGCAAAGCATCTACGACAAGACGGGCTGCAAGCGAACATTGCATGCACTTGTCACCTGGTATTTCACGCAGAACTTCGGCATCACGCTTAACATATCGGAAATGACCCGGCGGGTCGGAGCGGCGATTCTTCTCTGCCTGTTCTCGGTTGAATTATTGAGCTCCAGCTTTGAGTGTCGCATGATGCGCCGAGCAAGGCGTAGAGCTGACGATATAGAGATACTTACGGTAATTGAGGATTAACCACGGACTTTAAACACAAAACATACCCACCATGAAAACAATTTATCTCTGGGTTTCAGGCAAAGGCTGGACACCCTTTCAGTACAATGAACTTTCTGAATTAGCCGCCGAATTTGAGGCGCGCAATATCAAACTGGGCGACGGGTGCGAACTGGGCGACGGGTGCAAACTGGGCGACGGGTGCGAACTGGGCTACGGGTGCAAACTGGGCTACGGGTGCAAACTGGGCGACAGGTGCGAACTGGGCTACGGGTGCGAACTGGGCGACGGGTGCAATGTTCCGAAATCGCTATTTATCAGCGCATCTCGTCATACAGTATCCTATTGGGGTGAGGATGTTATTCAAATAGGCTGCAAACGCTACACCATTTCCGAGTGGCAGAAGCATTTCCGAAAAATTGGCGAGGCCGAAGGCTATAGTCCCGAGCAGATGGAGGAATACAAAGGGTATATAGACCTGATCGCCACCATGCACAAGACGTGGAAGGTTGAGAAGGTAAAGGACAAATAACAGCACGAGGTGTGTAGCTCAAAGGTAGAGCGGTGCAGGGATGCGAAATAGAAGCACAGAGGTTGAAAGACCTTGCATTTCCGGGCGCAGGTTGCAGGTTCGAATCCTGCCGCACTTCCAAGATAGCCACCGCATAGGTGAGGGGTTTGATTGCTGGCACTAACCCCGCCGCAAGGCAAAAGCAATTTCTGTGTTCTTTGACACATTGATACACGAGAACCATCCGAGCGGATGTAAAACCCGGCGAGCGACTTGGCGCAGAAGGGCTGGCAACAGATAAATACCAATGAACGAGCGATGACCCGGAGTAATCCGGAGAGCCGTATTGATTATTACGCCTGGTGTGGCTTGACTGCCTATCCAGGCTCTATGGCAGACCTTGCGCACCGTTCTTTCAGCAGTGGGTTATTTCATTTTAGGCGTGAGGTCTGCATCTTGCCCGCGTGCGTTTTTCGGTGGCGCAGTTTTGAAATGGAGTTTAAAGTTACAGTGCGCGCGGGCTTATTTGCAACACCTTAAAACAATTATACTATGGAGAAGAACACTTTGAGGAAGAGGAGATTTCTATGCTTCGACCTGACGCCCAGGTGGAAAATGTGGAAACGGATCGAAGACCTGGAGGTGCGGCTTGCTACATGCCTTTGCGAGCGCAATGAAGCGGATGGACGCCTTATCGAGCGGGAACACGAGGTATTGGCGCTCACTCAAGCACGTGATACCCTGTACAAGCGCATCGACGAACTGGAAGGCAGGCTCAGGAAATTCGACCGTACCCGTGGGAAAAGCGGCAAATACATCAAAGGCCATGAAACACGATCCTCAAAATAAAATTCTGGCCTATCTCAAGGCCGGCGGCAGGCTGACTGTTCGCAAGGCTGAGAGGCTGTACCACACAACGGAGCTGCGCCGGATCATCAGTCGGCTCCGGAAAATGGGATATTCCATTTGCTCGAACAAACAGAGGGCCGTTACGGAAGACGGACGGCCGACACAGTTTAACGAGTACTATATGCCACAGGTAGCGGATTCCTGCCAATAATCCGCAAATCGCATTTTAAGTTTGGTATTTGCCATTGGCCTGCTGTGAAGCACGCGGATGGTGTGCCGTCGGCATTAAAGCCCTACGCGGTGGCGTGGGTGAGTGGAGATGTCGGCGGCATTTATTGAGCTATGGTGTAATGGTTAACACACCGCCCTTTGGAGGCGGTACTCCCGGTTCGAATCCGGGTAGCTCAACGGGGTTCTAGCCCTAATGTTGTGAGTTTGATCGGGCGCTTGGGCGTCTGTCACAACGGAAGCTGACAGAGGGTATATCCCTCGACAATCCGAGGCTGCGTGAAGGAAGTAGCAAGGCTTTTTATAATAGGAAGTTTGCAAATGTCAAATAATATTTTGCAGATTCGGAATGAATTCGTATATTTGCCTTTGCCAAAGACTCGCGGTAACGCGATTACAAGTACATACGAACGTTTTCTGAGACGTGTCCCTGTTGCACTTCTACTTCGCGTAGTCGTGGGTCTTTGGCGAGATTAGGGGGCGCGTCTCTCTTTTTATCATAGTGTATAACAAACTTGTGTTCAACATGCCAAAGACCAACACGAGTTGCAAAACGGGGAATAAAAGTACCCGTGCAACGCATCGCACCTGCTTTTACAGGTGTCATCTGAAAGCCAATCGTCCGATGTTCTCTTCGGACAAAGTCGATTACACCAACGTTATCCGCGCCACGTGCGAGGAGCATGCTTTAGGCTGTTTCCTTGCTCAGTTCCGCGTGCTCTATCCCGCGTATGCTGTCGTTGTCGGCACCATACTCGTAAGCCGGGTATTCCCCTCCAAGTCCAACCGTTAAAACAGGCCGCTATGGCACATCTTATCACCTTGTTGGCGTTCATCGCGCCGATTGCCGTGGTATTCGGCTGGGTGCTATCCAATCAGCACCGCGCAAAGGAGATTGGAAAATTGCTAACCTCAATATTCGAAAGCCATGAATGAGTTTACGGAAATCACGGTTAAATGCGTGTGGACGACGATAAAGGGGCGCATTTGGCGAGCCCAATACCGCCTGCGGTCAAAGGCTGTCCGGATACAATCCAAGGCCATCTACCGAGCATTGAAGAACGAGAACAAGCCCCGTATTTACCGGGTTGAAATACGATAGCTCATGGACACGCAATATTACACGACTACCACGTCCCCGGTGCTGACGTTCGAAGAGTATTATGATATTCCGAGCGAACATATAACGGGTCAGCGGTCGCCATTCTCCCAGAGGGCCAGAACACTGATGGAGGTAGACCTAAAGTTGATTTATCGGGCTATCCGCGAAGCCATTCAGAAGGATATGCGCGGTGATGAAGACAAGCGGGTCTATACGGTGGCCTACAAAATATACGACATCAAAGCGATCCATCACTACGAAGTCCACGAAGAACAAGGTGGTGACAGCTATATGGATATTTGCGAGACCTATTTCAAAGTAGACCGCGATACCATCGAAATCATCGAGGTCAAGGATATCGACGGTGGCATGCACGCCGGGCAATTGCACCGGCTAAAAGAATACGGAGAACAAAACAACTTATAACCATGGGAATCTATAGCAAGCTGCTGGAAATCCAGAGGAGCGTCAGGGCGTTGCTTCCGAATGCTGATGGAAATAATTACAAGTACATCAGCGGTTCGAAAGTACTTGGCATCGTCCGACCCAAGATGGACGAACTCGGTGTGATCCTCAAAACGGAGGTTCTCGACATCACAAATATCCGTCAGGATTATACCGTAGGCCGGGATCAGCGACCTAAATCCGAAATCCTATCGAGTGTAAAGATGCGTTTCACTTGGATTGACGTGGAATCCGGAGAGAAGGATGTATGCGAATGGAGCGCCAACGGTCAGAATGATTGGGACAAAGGTGTAGGCTCGGCAATGACCTACGGGGAGCGTTATTTCATTCTCAAATACTTTCATATAGCCACTGATGAAGATGACGTAGACCGGCTGCCTCGGCATGAGGATGTCGGCCCGGCTTCCAAGCCTACGCTTACTGACGAATTGCTGACTTTGGACTTGTTCGAAGAGATAATCAAGGCTAAGGAAAACGCCAAAGGAGCCAATAAGCGATTCTCATTAGCCGGGTTCTTGGAGTCCAAGTATATCGTCGATCAAGAAATGCTTCCGAAAGTCAATGTCAAAGTTACCGAATATTACAATTTAACGAGGGAAAATAAAGCATGAATCAGCAGATAACACTATTCGGAGATACGGCATCCATTGCCGATCTCGCGGGCAGGGCCATCAGCGCCGTCGTAAATGGCGACATCAGCCCTATCGAGGCGCATATCCAGATCAGCCGCATGGAGAATGCGATCAAGCAATTCAAGGACGATACGCAGGTGCGTGATATCACACTCCGCGAACTGTCTAAATATGGCAAATCGCACCAGTTCGGGGACTGCCGGCTGGAGGAGGCCGAATCGGGCGTAAAATACGACTATTCTATGTGCGGCGACAGCAAACTGCGAGATATGTATGAAACGCTTGAAGCTTTAAAAGTGGACATCAAAGAGCGGGAGATGATGCTGCGCAGTATGCCTGCATCGGGCTTGGCGGATCCGGAGACGGGGGAAGTGTTGTTCCCGCCCGCCAGGTCGAGCAAGACTATTATCAAGACTACTTTTAAAAAACCACTGCAATGAATGTATCCAATTCCGATATGCGCAGGGTGATTCGGGCGATTGATATGCTTCGTCCGCTCCCTGAACAATCCACGCGCGAGTGGGATGCCATCCGCAGGTTAAAAATATTCGCCAAAAAACAACAACTAAAATATGGTAAACAAGGTCATCATCATCGGGAATGTAGGTTCTGATCCCGAAGTTCGTGTATTGGACGGGGGCGCCAAGGTTGCCAGCCTGAGTGTGGCGACGACCGACCGTTACACCGACAGGCAAACAAAAACCGTAAAGGAGATAACGGAGTGGCATCATGTGGTGGCGTGGCGCAATACCGCGGATATCGTGGATAAATACGTGAAGAAGGGGGCGCAGATTTACGTCGAAGGTCGGTTGCGAACCCGCGACTATACCGACCGAGATAGCATCAAACGATACATCACGGAGATCATGGCCGATACGGTCAGGATTTTGGGGCGCAGGGAATCCCAGGCTTCATGCACCTCTACTACCTCCCAAATGCAATCTGACCCCGACGATCTTCCCTTCTAAGCCATGGATACATCTGAACTTAAAGAGATCGAGGAAATGCAGCTCTTCATTGAAGCAGAACCGCCTACTGAGCCGCAGGCAATTTCACAGCGCATGTCAGAACTGAGTGTGCGTATGGCGCGTAGCGGCTATCTCCTGTCGAAGGCGAAATACGAACAGGAGTTGGCGATGCTGAAAGCCTCCCGGCTGAAAGACCTGATACCTCTGGCGCCGAGTATCCAAAAAGAAATACTTCGGGCGTCCTGTGCCGAGGAGAACAAGGTCGTTAACATGCTCGACAGGATCAACCGCACGTGTGTCCATCAAGTAGACATACTACGTACGCAACTGAGTTTCGAGAAGGAGCAGATGCGCCAAATAGGCTATAACGCATGACAGATTTAGAACGGGAATACGACCGTGTTTTCAGCCTTTTTATACGTCATCGAGACTGTCCGGGTGGGCGAGGTTTCTGCATCACCTGCGGGGCGCCCATAGCGCCTGAAACATGCGATTGCGGGCACTATATAGACCGAGCTCACAGGTCTACGAGATGGGACGAAAGGAATTGTCACGCCCAATGCAGGGTTTGCAACAGGCATTCTGCTGGTCGCATTGGAGTTTACCGCCAAGTACTGATCCGAAAATACGGACTTGCAGTCGTTGAAGAACTTGAACGCAGTAAGCACAGCGTATTCAAAATGTCGAGGTCGGAGATGTCCGATAAGATCAATTATTACAAACGATTAATTCGCAATGTGTAACACTTCAAATAACAGTTGGATTAAGATGTACCGCAGCTTCCTCGATTGGGAGTGGTATCCGGATACGAACTGCGTACGGCTGGCATTGCATTTCATTTTGAAGGCAAATTACCGGGCCAAGAAGTGGAAGGGTTTAATCATTGACCGCGGACAATTGGTAACCAGCAGAGGACAGCTGTCCGAAGAGACAGGACTTTCGGAGATGCAAATACGCACCGCAATAGACAAGCTGGATAATTGCGGGTTTATAACCAAGTCGGGAACACGCAAATATACTATCATAACTGTCTGTAATTATGACTTATACCAACAAGCACAGGATGGTTTTGATAATGGTTGTCAACCAACAGATAACCAACAAACAACCAGCAAACAACCAACAGATAACCAACAAATAACCACAACTAAAGAATATAAGAAAGAAAGAATAGAAGAATATACACACACACTGGTAGATACTAAAAAGGGGGTTGTAGGGGGAAAAGAGACGGAGGCCGTGGAACTCATAGAATGGATCGCCACGAACGCGCCATGTATTGCTTCGATGCCCGAGCCCATAACTGCAGCACAGGCCGTGTGGCTGTTGCAGGACTACAACGTGAAAGATATTCGCCGATTGATAGCTACCATGCAAAGCAAGCAGGCATACCTCAAACACACGAATGCCTATACGGCTTTTGTCAGTTACGCAAAACTCGACAAGGCGCTTAAGGATGGCGGGCCGCCAAGTGTGCAATCCGGGGAAAAGTATTACACACGGGATGAAGCAATGGCCTACATTCGATTCCGTCGTTTGGGCGGCTCTCTTAAAGATAATTTCACTCTTGAGCGTGTGAATGGGGTGTATTTGTGGCGCTTGAAAGCCCCAGTCCCCTCAGTTAACCTTTAACGAATAAAAGATGGATAACAATCAAATAATGAGTTGTCAAGAAGAGTATATTTCTCGGATAAAACATGAGCTTTTGGGATTTTTTACCACGGATCAAGTATGCCGTATTGTTGAATCCCTCTTACTTGTTTGCTCAGATTATCGTATTGAAAAACATTCAACCTCTATAGTTTCGTATCAACCGGAATGTATTTCCGAAGCACAATTTGTCGTTCAGAATTTTTTAGTTGCCAAGTCGGTCGAAGGATTCAGTCCTCGTTCAATAGCGTATTACCATCAAATTTTAAAGCAGTTTTTCGCCTCGACGACCACCCAGTTTCCGAATCAATCACTTAAATGCATCAGTTCGGATGTTGTGCGGTGGTATTTGGCCATGCGTAGTGTTTTGGGCAAAGTCAGTAAAGTGACACTGAATAATGAACGACGTGTATTATCGTCTTTTTTTTCATGGGCATCATCAGAGGGATATGTTCAGGTCAATCCGATGCTTAAAATAAAATCTATTCGAGTTGATAAACGAGTAAAGGAACCCTTTACGGATGACGATATGGAAGCTATCCGGGGCTCTGTCAGAAATAATTTTGAACATGCTCTGGTAGAACTTCTTTATTCAACAGGGATTCGCTGTTCGGAGTTGGTTCAAATACGCATTAGGGATATAGATTTTCAGAATATGCAAATGAAGGTTTTGGGGAAGGGCGGTAAAGAACGCTATGTGTATTTAAATGCCAAAGCGAAACGGGCCGTTCTGGCACATATGTCACATGGTCACGTAGATTGTTACCTTTTTCCTGCATCTCGGTCATCGAATCATATATCCACATCTTATGTTCGGCAGGTTCTGCATGATATAGGGAAGCGGGCCGGTGTCTCAGACGTACATCCGCATCGTTTCAGGCGGACTACCGCATCCATGGCTTTGAGTCGCGGAATGCCGATAGATCAAGTACAAAAATTATTAGGTCATTCGAACATTGAAACAACGACGTTGTATGCTATTACGGATGTTGAAAATGTGAAATCAAGCCATAAAAAGTATTTGAATTGATGAAACAGCTATGTGACATATTGGGAGCCGAAACCGTAGATTCTATTCCATATCGCCTAAATGAAGTTCTTTTTTACGGCGATTCCGACCGGGATCCTATTTACCGGGCTATATGTGATATGTATGCGAATGATTTAAGCTATGATTGGTTTTATGATTTTTATCAGAGCTTGTACGCACAACGCAAGGATTTGAAACAGGACTTTACGCCAAAATCTATTTCGGATGTCCTGTTGCGTATATCTTCGTCAGATTCAGCCAAAATCACCTATGAGCCCTCTGCCGGCACCGGGTCTCTGTTGATACGTCATTGGTGGAGATCGCGTAACAATTATTCGCTATTTAATTACAGTCCTATTGATCACATTTACATTTGTTCTGAAAAATCAAGTCGCAGCATTCCTTTTTTATTATTCAATCTCAGCGTTCGTGGTATTCAAGGTGTTGTATTTCATGAAGATACTTTAACAGAAGAGTGCTCGTCCATATACTTAGTAGCAAACATATTAAATAATCCCCTTTGTTTTTCACAAATAATTCGATTGAAAGATGAAAAAAACGAATATAAAATACTCTCCACAAGAGGAGGCGATGCTCAAGGAACTTTATTCTGACATGCAGAATTCCAATATATCTATTCTGCTCGGTCGTTCTGTGAATTCCATTGCTAACAAAGCATCTCGTTTGGGATTGAACAAGTCTAAATTGCATCTTCATAAAATAGCTGCTATGCCCAATAAAGGTAAATATAAATCAGGTCATGTGCCTCATAATAAAGGACGTCGCCAGCGGGACTGGATGAGCATGGCGGCTTTGTCTAAATGCACAGCAGCGCGTGTGCATCGACGTAAAAATACCCAAGGATATTTGGCTAAAGGTGTTCTGATTAAAAGAATAGACGGAAAGCTACGTAATGTGGCTCGCCATATCTGGGAGATTACTTTCGGGGCAATACCCGATGGTTATGTTGTGCATCATCTCGACGGCAATCTGCGAAATGTGAGCATAGAAAATTTAGAGTTACGTCGTAGGGGATGGAACTTAGGATACGACAGCGTAGCCGTAAAACAAAGTATTGCTTCTCGTCGTGCAAAGGCTCAACGCTGTAACTACCAAGGTAAATCAATAACAGAATGCCGATCTTATGATACAGATTGCATGCCTAATCCCATGGAGTTTATTATAAAACAGCAAAAATTATGACAGACCAAGTAACGAGCATCGAGCAGTCGAAGCGGCTGATCGAGTTGGGAGTGCCCGCAGATAAGGCGAGCATGGTATGGGAATGGGGATGGGTTTGTGGTACAGTGGACGAAGAAAACTATGAGCTCAAAATTTGGCAGGAGTGTAAGCTGGATAAGATTCTGGCCTATCAAGAATTTCCCGAATCTTTTATCCCCGCCTTTACTGTCGCCGACCTGCTGGCGGTGTTGCCGAAAGTCATGGAGGATGATGAGGGTGTTCCGTTCTACCTTAACATCCAATACAACCGCAAAGAATATTCAGAGATCAAATATAAGGGCGTATATGGCATCCTATGGAGTTGCTTCGGGGCGTCGCTCTTGAATAATCTTGTCGAAGCAGTTGATGGAGTGGTAACTAACGGATATGAATTAACCCTATGAAACTGCCTATCGAGGTTCACAACAAATTGATCCCGTTCAAGGGATTCAGTTGGGTAACATGGCTTGCATTCGCATTCACCCGCAAGCCGAAAGACCGACATTTGGACGAGACTACGCGCCGCCATGAAGGAATCCACTGCGCCCAGCAGATCGAACTGGCCGTGCTGTTCGCTGCAATCCTCCTGCCACTCGCCATAAGCTGCTCTTTCGCTTGGTGGGGCTGGGCGCTTACGGTGGTCGGCATTCTCTTCGCCGGATGGATTTGCTACGGCATTTCGTGGCTGATCGAAGTGATTATCCCGCCTTATCCGGGCGCGTACTACTACACCTGCTTCGAGACAGAGGCATACAACCACGAGGATGATCCGAACTACTTGAAACGGCGCATACCGTTCTGGGGCTGGATCTCCTGTATACCTAATCGGAAAGTTAAACACAAAAAAAACTAATTTATGAATACAGAAACGATGTTTTCATCTAAGACCGATTTATGGGCTACACCACAGGATTTCTATGATAAACTCAATAGTGAATTTAATTTTACACTTGATCCTTGCGCCACCCCGCATAATGCTAAGTGTGTTAAATTCTACACCAAAGAGCAGGACGGGCTCCGACAAGATTGGGGCGGGAATACTGTTTTTTGCAATCCGCCATACGGTCGGGATATATACGCATGGGTTCGTAAATGCTGCATGGAGGCACAAAAAATTAACACAATAGTTGTAATGTTGATTCCGGCGCGTACAGATACTCGATATTTTCACGAATTTATTTACCACAAAGCACGGGAAATTAGATTTATAAAGGGGAGGCTAAAATTCGGGGGCCAAAAAAATAGTGCTCCGTTCCCGTCAATGGTGGTTGTATTTTAATCCATAAACTGTTTTAAAATTTAAGCACAAAGATAACCAACCATGAAAACAATTGAGGAAAGAGCAAAAGAATTTTGCGAAAATAACATCTGCGTGGATTGCGAAGACCGAAAGAATTGTGACCGGGGGTGTGTGGGATGCTCTATTTCTACCTACTCCGCCCTTGAATGGCTTATCCAGTTCGGAAAATCCGAACATGCAGAGCTGACGCGCTGGCACGACCCGAAAGAGGAGCTGCCGGAGTATGTCAAGGTTGTAGAGGTCAAATATAAGGCTTTCGGGAAGATTATGATGGCGGTGGCATGGCGGCTGGGTTGTTTAGATTGCTGTGAGGATGCGTGGTATATTGATGGCACCAGCAGGCATATTGATCCCGAAGCCATAATAGGCTGGCGGGAGATTCACGAATAAGACAGAGATATGACACCGAAAGAACTTTACGACTGGGCGGTAGATAATGACTGCGAGGCGTGCGACATTAGTGTGTGCATCCTTGAAGATGGCGTAGAATATATACTTGATTTTGATATAACAGAGTTAACCATTAACAAAAAATCAGAGCAAATAACCATAGACGCATGAAACGAGAACTTACACTAACCGACATCGCGGGGTATCTGCCGTATGGGCTTAAATTATTAGACAGAAAGCGCGGAATGACCACCGTATGGGAGTGGCAGAGTGCAGCGTGTTGCGACTGGAATGGGGAAGAAAAAGTTGAAATGATTTCCGGTGAGAAGTATTCGGAAGAGTTGGTTATGGCATCCCCGATCCTTCGTCCGATGTCCGATCTGTTTGTGAAGATCACCGAGCGGGGTTACAACGACGGAAAACCGTTTATCCCGATCTCTGAGCTGGCGAATATAGTCGAGGAGCAGGAAAGTGCTCGATGGGTATTCGAACAGGAAGACAAACGAATGTATTCCTGCGAATGGAAAGACTGGTTTTTATGGGACCACGACTGGAAAACATTTATACGAACTTCTTCCCTCAGCAGCTCGGAGGTATGCGCTATATCAGATCCTTACAAATTGTATGATTTACTCCATCGCCTGCACTTGGACTACCGCGGTCTGATCCCCGCCGGGCTGGCCGTCAGCGTTCACGATTTACCCACAAACCCGTATGAGTGATGAAAATCAACAGACCGATAAACGACTGTTATTGCTATAACTGCCGGAAATACGAGCAGTGCCGGGACGAAGGAATGTTTGACGAGGAGCGGGACATCATCAGCTTCTGTGTGGACTATGAGGATGTGAGCTATCCCGATGATGATAACGACGAAAATGATTGAGCCATGAAAAAAGAAAAAAATGAAAACAGGAATCGAACTGATTGCGGAGGAGCGCGCTAAAATATTTGCATCACGCGGCAAGTTGGAGGGGGCATGCAACATGGTTGCGCGCGCAGAGAATCTGGTTGAATTTTCTGCGCGCCTTTCCAAAAATGTAGAAGCGGTGAACTTGCTTGCCGAGGCAGGTGCTATCATCGCCGCCGAGCTCGACAGACTGAACAACCTAAAACAAGAATAGCCATGAAGAAGATTATGTTTAACGACCGATACGGACTGACGCAGGCGGTTATCGAGGGTCGAAAGACCATGACGCGACGGATAATAATTCCGCAACCGGACTTTTTATCTGACA